CAAGTGATTTAATGTCGTGGACAGTAAAGCCCTTATCTATGAAGCGTTATCCAGAATATAGGCATAATACAACAGTAGAGTTTCCGCTTGACAATTTAAATGATGTGTTAGATGATTTGAGAGCAATTTTAATTCAAGAAATGACAGAAATGGAGGTAAAGTAAAATGGCAAGATTTTCGTATCAAGACGAAGATAAGTACGGTTCTAGTGGAGCAAGTGATTTTTTCACACTCAGAGATGACAAAGAAACAGCAAGAGTGAGGATTATGTACAACAAGATAGACGATGTTGAAGGTCTATCAGTTCATCAGGTGAAGATTGGCGATAAGAAGAGGTATGTGAATTGTCTGAGAGAATATTCAGACCCAATAGATATGTGTCCTCTTTGCAAAGCTAATTATCAGATTATAGCAAAAGTATTTGTTCCTCTGTATTTAGAAGAAACTGGTGAAGTTAAAGTATGGGAGAGAGGTAAGAAGTTCTTTCAGAAGTTGACAAGTTTGTGTGGAAGATATCCTAATCTTGTATCTCATGTTATAGAGATAGAGAGAAACGGTAAGCCTAAAGATACAAACACAACATATGAATTGTATCCTATATCAGAAGATAACACGACAATGGAAGATTTACCCGACCCGGTTAAAGTTCTTGGTAGTGGTATTGTTCTTGATAAGACAGCAGATGATATGGATTACTTTTTGAGATATGGTGATTTTCCTGATGCTGGTACATCACCTAGTGCATCTGGCACAAGAGAAGAAGTAAAACGTAGAGAACCTGCACAGACTACACGCAGAACACCAGCTAGAGGAGAAGCATTTTAATGTTATTTGATATTCCGCAGAGAAGTACAAAAGAACAGAATACTGCTTTAGCAAAAAAGGCTAACTCTACAAAGAAAGCTATCCCCACTGTAAAGGGTGGGGGTAGCATAGTTAGCAGAATACAGAACATAGTAGCTATGGTCGAAACGAAGTTAGGAAAGTATCGTGATAGATACATTCTTATCAGAGAAGAAAAAGACCTTGATGATTATATCAGTAAATGTATTGAGAATGGAGTTATCTCAATAGATACAGAAACAACCGGGTTAGACCCAATGCTTGATGATATAGCAGGTATATGTATATACACACCTGGCGAAAAGGGTGCATATATTCCGATTAATCATATTTCTTACATAACGCAGGAAAGAGTAGAAAATCAGTTACCCGTAGAATTTTTAAGGGAACAGTTTACTCGATTGTATGAACATAATATTGAAAGTATTATGTTCAATGCGGCTTTTGATATAAGAGTTATGCGAAACTGTGTAGGGGTTAATAATATATATTGTACTTGGGATTGTTATCTTGCGGCTAGATGTTTGAATGAGAATGAACCTGCTAACGGATTGAAGCCATTACATCAGAAGTATGTTCTTGATGGTGTCGGTGACGCTTGGTCATTCGGTGAGTTATTTAAGGGTATACCATTTACAATGATACCACTTAAAACTGCATATCTATATGCGGCGAGAGACCCTCATATAACTTATGAATTATATGATTATCAGAAGCAGTATCTCCGTGAGGATATAGACAGAGAAGATTTGCGTGATGTGTATTGGGTGTTCAATAATATAGAAATGCCTTGTGTTCAAGTAATATGTGATATGGAAGATACTGGTATAGAGTTTGATTTTGAGTACAATGCGGAGTTGAAGGATAAGTATCATAAGTTACTTGATGAAAAGATAGAGGGTTTTTACGAATGTTGTAAAGCCTACTCTAAAGAGATAGAAGCATATAGAAAAGCAAACCCGAACTGTAAACTTGATGACCCGATAAATATAGCAAGTCCTACGCAGTTAGCAATTCTATTATATGACATAATCAAGTGTGAGCCTGTAGATAAGAAGTCACCGAGAGGTACAGGTGAAGAGATATTAAAGAAGTTGAAGTTACCTATATGTAATGCAATTCTTGAATATCGAACCACATCAAAGTTAGTTGATACATATATAGATAAGTTGCCTGATTGTGTGAACCCTAATGATGGAAGAATACATTGTAAGTTCAATCAGTATGGTGCAGACACAGGTAGAATGTCGAGTAGTGATCCTAACTTACAGAATATACCATCACATAATAAAGATATAAGGAAGATGTTTAAAGCTACAGATGGATATGTTCTTATGAGTAGTGACTACTCGCAACAGGAACCGCGTACAATGGCACAATTATGTGGTGATGAAAAGATGCTACAAGCATACAGAGAAGGGAAAGATTTATATGCAGAAATCGCCTCATTGTCCTTTAATACAACTTACGAAAACTGCTTGGAGTTTCGTAAAGATGGGACCGTCAATAAAGAAGGTAAAGAACGGAGAAGTCAAGCAAAGTCGATATTGCTTGGGGTGCTGTATGGAAGAGGAGTGCCAAGTATTGCTGAACAATTGGGCACAACAACTAAAAAGGCTCAATCAATCAAAGACAGCGTGTTCAGAGGTTTTCCTGCTATATCAAAGTTTGAACAAGACAGTAAGAGAATGGCAGAAGAACTCGGTTATGTAACAACATTGTGGGGTAGAAAGAGAAGATTACCATCAATGCTAAGACCTGATTATGAGTTTAAATGGTCAGCGGAGGGACCTACAGATAATGATTTATTAGACTTTGACGAGGAAGTATCAGATGAAGTTCCCATGAATAGACAGAACTATTATAGGAAGAAGTTAGCTACATGCTATTTTAGGGATAAGAAAAAGATATTTGAAGAAGCTAATGCAGAAGGTATATGGGTTATTGATAATACAATGGATAAAGATGTAACTAAGATAGTCAATGCTCGTATACAAGGGTCAGCGGCTGATTTAACAAAACTTGCTATGATAAAGATAGGTAATGATGAACGTCTTAAAGAATTAGGATTCAGATTATTAGTACCCGTACATGATGAATTGATAGCTGAATGTCCTAAAGAAAATGCCAAAGAAGCAGGAGCAAGATTTGTAGAGTTGATGAATGCGGCTGCAGGTAAAAGAATGACAATTCCATTGGATTGTGATGTAGAAGTAACAAATGCATGGTATGGAGAGAAAGTTGAAATATGAAACTGAACTACTTTATATTGTCTTATAACAAGCCAAATAATATACCTACATTAGAGATGTTGCATAAATATGGAATATATGATGATGTGTACATAGTTGTAGGACTTGATGACCCAAGTATTGAAGATTATAAGAAGTTGGAAAATTTATTAGTTTTTGATAAAAAGTTGGTGTCAGACGAGGTAGATAGTTTGGGTACATATGCAAAGACTTTGAAATTATGTACCTATGCAAGAGTATTTGTTGATGAGTATGCAAAAGAGCATAATATGGAATACATATGTATCTTATTTGACGATATCCAATCCGTACAAATTAGATATCGAGATGGAAATTGTATTCGTAGTAGTAAAGAATTTAATTTATCGAAAGTGTTTACATATTATGCAGAATTGTTAAATCTTAATGAACATATTTATATGACAGGACCACCGGGCTCATCATTCTATATAGGAAGTAAGCCGGGTAAAGAAAATGAAACCTGTACTCATTACGCAAATATATTAATATATAGAGCAGATAAGCAATTACTTCCATATAAAGCAAGTGTGATGGAAGATATGTATATAGTGCTTAAAAATTCTGAAATTGGCCATATAGGATTATTTCCATTTGGTTTACAGGTAAATTGTCGGCCATCAAAAGTAACTAATGATGCATATATCGGTATAAATAATTCAGAGTACATCCAGCAGTATTTAATTTTAACTGGTTCTGTAACAAATACTAGTAATTTGACAATACCATATAGTAGATATATACCGAAAATAGTAAGCGGGAGGTATAAGAAGTGAGTTTATTTGAAGTTGATAAAAAGACAGCAATGGGTGACGATACAAAATATTCAAGAGCAATAAGAACACCTCAGTATGTTCCTAGTAAAGAATGTCCGCCTATAGAGTCTTTATTTGATTATGAGAAATATTCCAAATTACTTTATAACATCAATAATAGTAGTGTGTCGGAAGAAGAAAAGAAGTTTTTACGATTAGCCGCTAGCAGGCATATTATATTTAATTATTCCAAGATTGCTGATTATTATGCCCATGCTGATAAGGAAATGCAAGAATTAATGGAGCAGTCAGCACTTGTAATTCTCGATATTGATGATGCTATAGCAAATGGTTATGTAAAGTTATCATCAAAAATGAAGCAGTTAGTGGAAGAATCTAAAGCACTTAAGGAGAGCATATCAGATGATTGATATGGATAAATTCGTTGTTATTGTATTGTGTCATTGCAGACCAAATGATACGACAACACCAGCAACATTACGCAGTTGTAACTATACAGGTGACATTATTTTGTTACTTGATGATGAAGATGCAACCATAGATGAATATAGAAAAAATTATCCTGAGTATAGAATAGAAGTTTACAGCAAGGATGAAGCAATGAAAGTCTATGACTCGATGGATAATTTGGGTGACAAGAGATGTGCCATCTATGCCAGAAATTCTTGTTTTGATGTAGCAGAAAAATACGGCTATAAATATTTCTGTCAGATGGATGATGATTATACAACTATTCCTTATAGATATATTGAGAACGATAAGTTGTATAGAAATAATTATTCTAAACTGGATGAAGTATTTAAAGCCTATTTAGAATTTATGGAAATAAATGAAAATATAGGTTCAGTAGCATTTGCAGAGCCTGGTGATTTTGTTGGCGGTGTAGGAAGTAATTTGAACAAGAAGCAATATCTACACAAATGTATGGGTAGTTGGATGTGTTTTGTAAGTAGACGATTGAGATTTCAAGGCACTATGAATGATGATGTGAATACTTACAGTTTAGGTGGTTCAAGAGGACAGTTATTTTACACATTTCCATTTATTATGATTGATACACCCGCAACACAATCTGTAAAAGGTGGTATGACAGAGATATATGAAGGAAGGGGCACATATACAAAAACTTTCTACACTATTATGTGTTGCCCATCTTTTGTAAGTGTTGATATGTTTGGTGATAGGCATTATAGGATACATCATAAATTTAAGTGGCAGAATGCACATCCAATGTTGATAAGTGGAGATTTTAAAAAATGAGTTTTGATTATACAATAGTAGGTGCAGGATTATTCGGTTCTATCGTAGCATATGAGTTGACAAAAAGAGGTAAAAAT